TGAATCAGATACTAATTAAGCAACTGAAGAACCGTTACAATGATCCTAACTATTTCAAACGGTTTGTGGTTGGTATTGACAGGGCTAAAATGAAACTGTATGATGTAGAACAATCGGCGCAAGAGGACTTGATAGATTCTGGTCAAGTAGATGATAAACCACTCAATACATTCGGTGAACGTGAAAGATTATCGGGAACAAAGAATAAGTTCGGGGGCTTCAAAGTATAAATACTCTAATAACCTGATATAATTGGAGGATTTATGGCCGCTTCTGAGGGTGTAGATTTAGAATGGTGTATAGTAGAAAAAGTTCGTGTTAAGAATGGTAAACAAAAAAAGTTTACAAAAACTTATTCTAAAAATATTCTAGCGCAAGCCGAAAAATGTATAAAACATCTGGAAGATTATGCTAATGGTAAACAAATTGAAATTTGGCATTCAGATGAAGCAAGTGGTCCATATGGCTCAATATCAGCAAAACCTGAGCCGAAAACAGATATAGTAGCAAAAATTGGAACAAAAACACACACGATTTCTGTAAAAATGGAAGGTCCAGTTCAATTAGCGTCAGGACAGGGTGCATCTTCCGCAGAATTATTTAGGTGTGCAGCAAAACATATGCCATTAGTTCAAAATAGAAAAGTATTAGACTCAATTATCAAAGAGTTAAGCGCCATGCCTACTCGTTTGTTATCTACTGCAAATAAACAACGTGTGGAAAAAGAATCTTCATCTAAGGTTATCGAAGAATTTATTAAAAATGGTAAAATTATTCAATCGAAAGATTATGAGTATTGGATACAAAATAACAAAGAAATTTTACTGAATTCAATGATAGATTACATTGATGAAGATGATGATTTTCAAACCGCTTTACTATATGAAGCACTAACTGGGGAATATTCATTATCACAATATAGAGGCGCTGTTGCTGACAGCATTATCAGCCCGAAAGGTTTTTATGAAATAGATGGTGCTTATGTTGACAGTATAAAAAGGAATGTTAAATTTGATGTGAGAGGGAAATCACGCAGCGGTATTACTAGTTTAGCATTTAGAATCGATTTAAAACAATGAAATTCATGGATTATCTAAAAGAAAGTAAAGAAGGCAAGAATGTTCATCTAGAACATCTTGAAGACAATGTGTTGAACGCTGGTGTATCTGGCGCACGTGAAGCAATTGAGTTTCTGCGTTCTTTGCGTAATATGCTTGCCGGTCATTCAGGCTCAAAAGTAAATGTGACTACAAAATGGGATGGTGCGCCTGCTATCTTTGCCGGCACAAATCCAGAAAACGATAAATTTTTCGTTGGCACCAAATCGGTATTTGCAAAAAATGCAAAATTGAATTATACTGATGAAGACATTGATGAAAATCATCCGAGTGGTGGTTTAAATGAAAAACTCAAACTTGCGCTTGCATTCTTACCTAAGTTGGGTATCAAAGGCGTGTTGCAAGGTGATATGATGTTTTCAAAAGGCGACATCAAAAAAGAAACCATTGATGGTGAAGAGTATATTATTTTTCAACCAAACACAATTGTGTATGCAGTGCCAGTTAAATCTAAATTAGCACAGACGATGCTTGCTGCACAAGTTGGTGTAGTATTTCACACATCATATTCGGGTAAAACATTAGAGACAATGAAAGCATCCTTCAACATTGATATTGGTCATTTAAAACCAACAAAAGATGTTTGGTTTCGTGATGCTTCATTTACTGATGCATCTGGCACGGCAACATTTACCGCAGAAGAAACAGCCGCAATTACATCAATTCTGTCTAATGCGGGTCGTGTATTTCAATCAATACCTGCATTGACACTGAATCGTATTGCTGCATCAGAAACTTATCTCACACAAATCAAAACCTTCAATAACACAAAAGTTCGTGAAGGTAAAAAGATTGCTGATACCAGAGTTCATACACAGGAACTTATGAATTATGTTGAAGCAAAACTCAATAAAGAAATACTTGCAGCAAAGAAAGAAGATACAAAACAAAAACGCATCAAAGAAAAAAATGAAGTGATGCGTTTCTACCGTTCAAATGCAATTCAACTGAAACAAATATTTGATCTGATGAATCTGATTGTTGACGCTAAGTTGATGATCATTCGCAAACTTGAGACAATCAAAAGCATAGGCACATTTGTTCGCACGGATGATGGATTCAAGATTACAGCACCAGAAGGATTTGTTGCTGTTGATCAGGTAGGTAAAGCATTAAAACTGGTAGACAGACTAGAATTTAGTCACAAGAATTTTACAGCACAAAAGGCATGGGACAAATGACATACGATATCAATAAAATTTTAGCAGAATATGCAGACGATGATTTTGGTTTTAGCGCAGTTGATGAAGTAGAATATCAGGCAGTTATTGCGGAGAAGGATGAAACAGTTGAAGAATATAAAGCAAGACTTCAACAAGTGGAAAAAATCATCATGCCATTTTTAACGAATCTATATAAAACTGCAAATCAACCATACATTCACTGGCCTAACCGTGGATCAATCATTGAAAAGCAAATGCAAAAGATACTCACTCTAACTAGAGGTTAAAGGAAAATTTATTATGTATGATCATTTATTTAAACAAGAAACTATGATTGACAACTCAACAGTTGCAAAAAATATTCACGAAAAAGGTTGGAGTCATGCAGGTCGTTTAAAGGAAGATGTTGCACGTGAATTTAGAGAATACTTTGATGGCTGCATCTGGTACAATTATCACGTAAAGGGTCATCAAGTAAACCCCATAAGTGATAGAAGAACTGCACCTTCAAATTGTAGCAGCGTTGCTATGCAAGATGTCGTTCTTGCACCACATTGGTTTGAAGCATCTTTGAAGATGACAGATATTGTTACAGAATATTTTGGCACTAAAGACATCGTTTTGTACAGTTACAATATTTTTTACAGCAATCCTGCCGGACCAAATTATGAGGGTGTTCAAACATGGCACAGAGACCACGACAGTGAAAACTTTTTAGCATTGTTTGTTTATCTAACAGATGTGTTGACAATTGAAGATGGCGCACATGCTTTTGAACAAAAAGATGGGCAAAGAGTAGATATTTTTGGTCCTGCTGGCACAATGTTTTTTGCTGATACAAGACAGATGCATATGGGTCATAAACCACGAATCAATGCTAGGGCTATGGCATGGGCAAGATGGTCATTAAATCCAAATCCAAGAACATATGAAATAGATGGTCTAAGTCCTGTGGATAAAAATCTATTAGGTGATAGATATCCAAAAGATGCTGTTATACAAAACATTATCAGAAAAGTTGTTGTATGATTACCATATCCGATTCGGCTGTAAAAAAAATCAAAACAATTATTGATGAAGAAGACCCTTCATTGAAATTGCGTGTATTCGTACAGGGTGGAGGTTGTTCTGGTTTTCAATATGGTTTCTCATTAGAAGAATTGCCGGCAGCAGACGATGACTTTACGTTTGAAAGAGATGGTGTTGGTGTTGTCATAGATAGTATGAGTATGCAATATATGAATGAAGCAGAGATTGATTATAAAGAAGATATGATGGGTGCATCATTTACAATCAAAAATCCTAACGTAACCGCAACGTGTGGTTGTGGTTCATCATTCACGATATGAAAACATTCAAAGACTATTTAAAGGCAAACAAAGATCAGAGACAAGAATTTGTGTCTAAAGCAGGCGGTGGTGAATGGGGCAGACCAGAACTGACTGCTAAATATCTTGACGATACACCTGGTCAAAGTACGCAAACATATAAAAAATATACAGGAAACTGGGCAACGACAGATATAAAATAAATTACTGGAGATATTATGAAAGATTGTATTGTGGGGTGTTCAACCAACTATGATTGGTCAAAATTAAAATATTGGATTAATTCAATCAATCAATCAGGCTTTGAGGGTGACAAAGTTCTGATTCTTATGAACTGCGACAGAGATACGGTACAAAAAGTCACTGACGCAGGCTTCTCAATTATTGCATTCAATCAAGATAATCAAGGCAACTTGGTACATCAATCACAATTGATGGTACACGTAGAACGCTTCATTCACATTTACAAATTACTCAAAGATAATGACTATCGTTACGTAATTACAACTGATGTGAAAGATGTGATCTTTCAAAAAAATCCTGTACAATGGTTGGAAGAGAATTTACCAGAAGGACATGAAGATTTAGTATTTTCTTCAGAAAGTATTAAGTACAAAGATGAACCCTGGGGAAGACAAAACATTACAGAATGTTATGGTCAGGGCATCTACGAAGACTTTAAGAACAATACAATTTTCAATGTAGGTGTTCTTGCTGGTCGCGGTCATGCGATGAGAGATTTAACACTTCAGTTGTTTTTGAATTGTATTAATCGTCCAATTCCCATTGTTGATCAAGCGGTATTTAACGTAATGATTTCAAGACATCCATATCTCAAATCATCAATGTATACCAAGTCAGAAGATGGTTGGGCATGTCAATTAGGTACAACTGCTGATCCAAGTAAAATCAATTCCTTCAGGCCTTACTTACTTGAACCATCACCGAAATTAGATGGTGACAAGGTTGTAACATCAACAGGAATGGAGTATACCATTGTACATCAGTATGATCGTGTGCCAGAATGGAAGAAAGTGATTGAGGCAAAATATGACAAATAAAATTAAAGAGTTGTTTTGGCAATTAGAAAAACCATCCACCAAATGGTCAGGCTACTTTGATGTGTATGAACGACATCTGAGTAAATTTGTGGGTAAAAAGCCACGAATTCTTGAGATTGGAATTCTTGGTGGTGGTTCTATTGAACTGTGGTTGAAATACTTTGGTGAGGGCACCACAGTTATTGGTTTAGATGTTGAACCCAAATCTCTAGAATACAAATACGATGGCGATGCACTTATCGTAATTGGTGATCAAGGTGATTCTGTATTTTGGGATCAATTTTTACCAACACAAGATAAGTTTGATATTGTAATTGACGATGGTTCACATATCATGAATCATCAAATCACCACAGTCAACAAAGTATTCTCACACATCAAAGAAGGTGGCGTTTATATTTGTGAAGATACACATACAAGTTATTGGCCACATCATTGGGGTGGTTCATTCAGAGGTGCGGGAACTTTCGTTGAGCATTCAAAAAGAGTTTGTGATATTGTGAATCAACAGCACTTTCAAGGTTCACCAATCTCTGATGAAGCACTAGAAGCATATAGAAATCTTTATTCAGTATCATTCTACAACAGTATGGTTGTAATGGAAAAAGAACAACTGAAGCCGTTTGGTATTACAGATAATTTGGCAAACATCGGACGCGAACTATGAGAATAGCACTGTGTATTTCTGGTCAACCACGAATGTGGGAAAAAGGTTACGAGTACCATTATAAAAATATTATCAGTGGCAATGATGTGACTGTATTTCTGCATTCGTGGGAAATGCCAGCAGAAAAGATGAGAGAAATCTCAAAAAAATATAATGCATACAGTTTTATTACATCACCGAATCCAACTGTAGACCTATCAAAATACACAAACACGCCACCACCATCACCAAACTGGAAAGTAAAAGATGGTCGCATGTCAACATATGCTCAGTTGTATGCAATAAGAGAGTGTATCAAAACAAAGTATGAATATGAAAAATACTTTGAGATGAAATTTGATTGGGTTATTCGTTCACGATTTGATTTTGCGATCAACACACGTATAACATTTGACACCTTAAATCCTAACAAATTGTATATACCAAACTGTCGTGTGACACCTGATCGGGACTTTGGTAATGATCAGTTTGCATTCTCCTCATCGGAAAATATGAACAAATATGCCGATGCATATAATCACATTGATGAATTTTATGATTCTGGTGTGCAGTATATGATGGAAGATTTTATGAGTGCAAACTGGAAGAAACAAGGACTTGTTGGTGAGAATCTTGTCTATTGTGATATCAATCATCCGTTTCCACCAGGTGAATACAACGGCACGTGGCACTCATTGCTACGTGAAGACATGGAAGAATGGCTAAAATGAATCTGATAATTTGCATGGCAGGTTATAACACACGTTTTCACGATGTGGGCTTTGATATACCCAAATATCTTTTGCCATGGAATGACAAGACAATCATTTATGAAATTCTAAAGAACCTTGGTTGGGTTACGCAACTTATTCTTGTAGCAAACAAGAGAGATGTTTATTTCAAAGATCAACTTGTGGAAGCAATCAAACCGCTAGGTTGGAATGACAGCAATATTCTCTACATTGGTGATACAAAGGGTCAAGCACACACAGCAGCAATCGGTATTGAACTACTCAATAATAAACATTTACCAACGTTCATTCATAATGCAGACACGATCATCAAGGGTCGTCGTGTAGACTTTATTGCCGATGACTTAACTGCAAAATATGATGCATATATTGATGTGTTTGTGGGTAACTCACCGAAGTATTCATATGTTCGTGCGTATGAAAACCTCATCACAGAAATCGTAGAAAAGAAACAAATTTCACCGTATGCATCATCAGGTTTTTATGGCTTTCTAACAGGACATCTATATCTAGAATACTACAGTAAATTAATTCAAACTGATGGTGAATTGTATATTGCAAATGTGATTCAAAGTATGATAGAATCTAACAAACAAGTATTCATGAATCCGCTTGGTAACAACCAAGAGACTATTGTATTGGGCAGTCCACAAGAATACGGCATAGAGATAGCAAGGCAAACATTGGATGCAAAATGAAAACTATTTCATTAAAAGGCGGTTCACTTAGTAAAACTTATCTGATACCAGATGAGAAAATTGTGCGTAAGGAAATTTCACGTGTAGAGAATCGTGAGTATGGTTTTGTTCGTTGGTATTCTCAATTGAAGAAGCTACAGGAATACAATACACTTTATCCTGGTTTATTTCCTAAAGTTGTAAATGTTGGTTCTAATGCTAAGACTGCATGGTTTGATTTGAAATATCTTGAAGGCTTTCGTGATATCAAAACTATTCTCACTAAAGATATACTGAGTGAAGAACAAATCTTTAGAATGAGTCAAGCAGTATGGAAAGGTTTGAACACACTACATTCAATCAAAAAAGAACTCATTCCCGGCGCACCAAGTTTATATTTTGAAGAAGAAATACAACAAAAGATTGAAGATGCCGTTAAGTTACCTTCATTTGAAGAATTCTTTTATCGTGGTTCATATGGTCTAGACAACAATATTGTAATTGGCATTGGCGGCTATTTGTATGATCTTCATAACTACTTCAATGAACTAGAAAACGATGAAGAATGTAATATACATGGTAATCCAACACTTGAGAATATCATGTATTCGTTTGAAGAAGATCGTGTAGTTTTCATTGATGTATATGATGAAAGTATGTGGAACACTAAGTATCTTGACTATGCACAAGTTCTACAATGTTCACGTAGTCACTATGGATATATTAATGATCGTGATGTTCGTGTAACGGGGATTGACTTATTCAATCCAAACAGAGGTACAGAAAACTTTGATGTATTTAATAAGCACTTTATTTCTGAGTTGCCAGAAGACAAAATGAAACTCATAGATATACTAGAAGCATCACAGTTTATTCGTATGCTGCCATTCAAGTTAATTGCTGGCGATATCAATAAAGCAAAATATTTTTATGTTCATGCATGTGATTTGCTTAGTAAGGTAATGAGATGAGTTTAGACTTTATGATGGATTACGACAAGTTTAAAAGAACTTGGTCAGTGAAAACAGAACTACCAGTAGAATTCAAACTAACTTATTCTGCTGATATCTTCAGTCCTAGCAATCAAGATATTGTAAACATCACAAATAGTGATCGCAGAATTATTGTCATTGATTCTGAGGTGCATGATTTATACAAAGACAGTATTGCAGCATACTTTGGCGCGGTCAAGTTAAGTTGTAAAATACTTTGCGTAGACTGTAAAGAAGAAAACAAGAATTGGAAAAATGTTGATCGTATTTTGGACTTTTTTGAACAATATGGAGTGTTGCGCCGTGAACCTATTATCGCAATTGGCGGAGGTGTTCTGCTGGACATTGTTGGCTTTGCTTGTAGCATATACCGTCGTGGAATTCCCTACGTTAAAATTCCCACAACACTTCTTGCCATCGTTGATGCTTCTGTAGGCTCTAAAGTTGGTGTTAATCATCTAGGCAGACGCAATCGTATTGGTGCATACTATCCACCACTTGCAACATACATTGATAAAAAGTTTATCAATACGCAAAGTGAACGTGAGATTGTCAATGGCATTGCAGAGATATTCAAACTTGCAGTCATCAAGTCACCAGAACTATTTCATCTGTTAGAAGAGAATGCAGAAATATTGATAGATGAAAAGTTTCAGTATGGTGCAGTGCCAGTTCGTGTAATCAATCTTGCTATTACAGACATGATTGCGGAATTAGGACCAAATCTATGGGAAAAACGACTAGATCGTTGCGTAGATTTTGGTCACACATTCAGTCCTGTAATTGAGATGGCTAATATACCAGAGTTGTTGCACGGTGAAGCAGTAGCATTAGATTGTTTGTATAGTTCGTGCATTTCATTTATTCGTGGCTACATTGACACCGTTCAACTTAAACGAATCTTTGACGTTGCAAAGAGATTGAAACTAAAAACATTTCACAAAGATTTTACCAACATGAAGTATTTGTTGGAGAGTCTGCGTGATGCAACGAAGCATCGTAATGGTAATCAATATGCACCACTGCCTATTGCAATTGGTAACTATAAGATTGTGAATGATGTCACTGAAGATGAAATGAAACTTGCGATTGATGTTTTTGAGGAGATGTGATGCGTAAAGTGGCTGTAGTAACAGGTTGCAGTTACGGTCTTGGGCATGATATTGCAGACAGACTGATTGACGAAGGTTATTTTGTGTATGGTCTTTCACGCACAAAACCACCAGTAAAACTATTTTCTGCACCGGATACATTTCAGTGGGTAGAATGTGATATTTCAAAATCGGATCAAGTTGAAGAAGCGTTCAAAAGAATCGGCACATACATTGATGTGCTTGTGAATAATGCTGGTGTATATGAATGGGGTCTTTTCAAAAGTTATTTCACAATTGAAAAAATAGACAAAATTATTGATTTAAATGTCAAGGGCACAATGTATGTGACCAAAGAAGCACTTAAATTGATGAACAAAGGTAGTGATATTTTCTTCATCAACTCTGTTGCGGGTCTTAACGAGATGGAATGGGAAGCAGTCTACTCTGCATCTAAACATGCCATCACTGCATTTGCTGGTGCTTTAGGTGCAGAACTAAGCACACAAATGAATGGAGTTCGTGTGACAAGTATTCATCCTGGTGGCATTAAAACAACAATGCAAGACAAGCACCCATCAAAAGATAAAATGATGAACACAAAAGAAGTCACAGACACCATGATTCATGTATTAAATTCAAAAGCAACATATAAAACAATTAAATTATTTTCGGACTTTGAATGGCACTGATACCTAACAATAAATTATTCATCGTAACATCGGCATTGAATGCAACTTTGGGTGTCATTACACCTGAAGAGAGACTTGAACAAACTATTCAAGGACTCAAAACACTGAGAGAATCTATACCAGAATCAATTGTGCTTTTTGTTGACGGCTCACCAAAAAAAGTTGAAGAAGAAAAGATTCGTGCAATCTCAAACTTTGTTGATTTTGTAGCAGATTTTTCTACGGATGAAGTGATCAGTGGATTTGCCGCACGACATAAAAAGAGTGAGGCTGAAAATGCACTCATGCTCAAGACCATGATGCTACTCAAACAAGAGCCAAGCATGATGCAAATGATGCATTCTGTAAATAGAATCTTTAAATTATCTGCAAGAACCGATTTATTGAGCGACTTTAATCAATACGAACACGATCATTGGGGTAAATACGTGTTCAAGAAAAGAATGCCAACCTGGATCCAAGGTGAAAGAGCAGAGTTTTTTACTGACCTTCTCATCACAAGATTGTTTTCTTTTTGTCCAAGCCTGATTGATGACTATATGATCATGTGCAGAAGAAATTTAGGTGTTATCCAAGATGCTGGCGTTGACACCGAACATGCACATTTCTTCAATGTGGGTCAAGACTTATTGATTGAACTTGATACAATTCACTGTCAGGGTATCGTAGCCACCACAAACACGCTAGAAGTTTACTAAATACTAAATAACAGAAACAACTGCCGCAGAGGTAGAGGGATTATGAAATTTAGAGATTTTCTACGTGAACAGAAAGAGAAACATGCTGTCCTAGCATTTGGGCGCATGAATCCAATTACAAACGGTCACGAAAAAGTAGTCAAAACAGTCAAAAAACTTGCCACTAAGGTTGGTGGCTCACATCACATTGTCCTGTCACACTCACAGGATGCAAAGAAAAATCCCCTCACGGTAGATCAGAAAATCAAACACGCCAAACGTGCATTTCCCGATACAAACTTCATAGCAGCATCCAAAGAAGCACCTACATTCTTTGATCATGCAGAAAAACTATACAAACAGGGCGTAACTCATCTTCACATGGTTGCTGGTTCTGATCGTGCTGGTGAATATGCAAAATTACTTCAAAAATATAATGGTACACATAAAGGCGCACGTTTCAACTTCAAATATATTGGTGTAGAATCCGCTGGTGAACGTGATCCTGATGCAGAAGGTGCAGAAGGTATCTCTGCATCTAAAATGCGTGAAGCCGCAAAAGAAGGAGATTTTGACACCTTTAAAAAAGGTGCGCCATCAACGATGTCAGTTGCTCAAGTCAAACAAATGTATAACGATGTTCGCAAAGGTATGAGACTTCATGAAGAAATACTTCGTGAAGGTGTTCATGACAAAGGTATTTTCAAAGCAGTGTTTCTAGGCGGTGGTCCAGGTTCAGGTAAAGACTATGTGTTGAGCAAAACACTGGATGGTCATGGTCTGACAGAAATCAATTCAGACAAGGCACTTGAGTATCTGATGGACAAAGAAGGTCTTGATAAACGAATGCCTGATGATGAAGAAGCACAGCGTAACGCAGTTCGTAAACGTGCAAAGAATGTTACTGAGTTACGTCAGCGTTTAGCACTTCATGGTCGTAATGGTCTTATCATCAATGGCACTGGTGATGATCCAGAAAAATATGCTAAGATCAAAGAGATGCTTGAAAAGATGGGTTATGAAACATCTATGGTCATGGTCAACACCGCCGATGAAGTTTCAAAAGAAAGAAACATTGAACGCGGTCAACGTGGTGGTCGTACAGTACCAGAAAACATTCGTAAAGAGAAATGGCAATCGGTACAAGCAGCACGACCAATGTTTGGTAAGTTGTTTCGTGACAACTATGTAGAATTTGATAACTCAGAAGACTTACGAACAGCCGCACCAGAAGTTGTAGAAGCAAAGACAAAAGAATTAGATGGTATTTTTAAGAACATGCAAAAATTTGTTAGTAAGCCACCAAAGAATGATGATGCAAAAGGTTGGATTGCTACAGAGTTAAGTAAGAAAGATACTGCGCCAATTCGTCGTGATATGAAGCCACATGCAAATGCAGGCACACATGATGATATGAATACGATGGGGCTTGAATACTATGGTTTCGGTCGTTATGGTAAAGATGGTAAAGTAACACATCGTTCTGTTCATGGTAGTTTAATACCAGTAGAAAAAATAAACAAGACTGTTGAAACGCATCAAAAGAAAATGTCAAAGGTTAATGAAGCATTTGACGAATTCATTAACGAAGCAGTTACAGTTTCAATTACTGGCGATACAGTAGAAGAGGTCACACGCACAATTCGTTTGTTGAAAACAGACGAAGAAGAGATGACTGAACACGAAGAAGTAAACACAATGTCTGATGCTGGAGCATACAATTTACTGACACTAGGCAGAGGCATGATCAAAGAAGACTTGCGTAAATGGTTTAGTAAAAGTGATCCTGAAGGTGGTTGGAAACGCATCAATAGCAAAGGTGAGGCAATTGGTCCTTGTGCTAGAGAACCAGGTGAACCAAAACCAAAATGTATGTCAAACGAAAAACGAGCATCACTGTCCAAGAAAGAACGTGCATCAGCCGTTGCAGCAAAACGCAAACATGATCCAAATCCAGAACGCAAAGGTGAGCCAATCAACGTGTCAAATTATGGTAAGGGCAAGATCAGTGAAGCTGCATATGAGGGCAACATCGGCATGATGGAAGTCATGAAGTTTCATCAGAAAGCTACACCAGATCAAAAGAAAAAATTCAAAGAACACCTTGCAAACAAGAATCACAAAGAAGCATGGAAAATGATTCAACACGTTTCTGGCACAAAGTTAATTGGTAAGCAATTTGAAGAAACAGAAACAGAGACAAAGAAACAAAAACTTTTGTCGGATAAAAATGGCAATCCAAGATTGTTTTATATTCGTGGTACAGCAGCAAAAGAAGCACACCAAAAAAACGGCACCGTAGTAAAAGTCGGCAGCAAATATGCAGTCAAACTTAGAGAGGATTTAAATGAAATTCATTCACCAGATAATTCTGCAATTGAAGCAGTTTATGGACAGAATATGTCCACCCCGTCAGCAAAAGAACTTGGAAAAGTTAGAACCGGTACTGGAAGAAAAGAACGACCAGCCCTCGACAAACCCGTTGCCGAAGAACGAAGAACAATCAGCCTCGGCACCATTAAAGAAAACTTCCAGAAAAAAATCGAAGAATCAATCGACAAAGGCATAGAGCCCGGCATTTCTATGGCAGCAGCTGGTGAATCACCTGCACGTGATATGGGTGAGAAGCTAAGTAAGAAGGGCAAAGCAACACAAGTTGTGCCAAAGAATATCAGTGAACTTACTGGCGATGAAACAACAGCATCTATCGGTGATCAGAAAGAAGATGAGTTGAAGAAAAAAGGTATCTCACTTACAACATTCAAAAAGAGAAACTACGTATGAAATCGTTCAAACAACACTTAGATGAGAGATGCTGGCCGGGCTATAAATCAGTGCCTGGCAAAAAAGCATATTCTCCTGGCTCTTGTGTCAAAGAGAATGTTCATGATGATATCAAAAGAATCAGACAAGGCAAGCCGCTGAAGAAAGAAGAAGTTGAATATATTAATGAAGCATCATTTACGTCCGCAACAAGTATGTATGCGGCTACACGAAAACAATCTGGAAATAAAACTGAACAACCAACTCACAATATAAGGGTTGGTGATACAGTGAAAACTAAGGACAATAAAAAAGGTTCTGTTGTATTTGTAAATGGTGATGAAGTTCATGTAAAAGGCACAAATTCATATTATCCAAACGCAATACAACATCATTCTTCTTCCGATTTAAAAAAAGAAGAAATTGAACTTGATGAAGGTGAAGCATGGACACGCAAAGAAGGTCAATCTGAATCTGGTGGTTTGAATCGTAAAGGCATTGAATCATATCGTCGTGCTAATCCTGGTTCAAAGTTATCAATGGCGGTGACAACAAAGCCATCCAAACTTGATCCAGATTCTAAAGCAGCAAAACGCCGCAAGTCATTTTGTGCAAGAATGGGCGGCATGAAGAAAAGATTAACATCAGCTAAGACTGCGAACGATCCAGATTCACGCATCAACAAAAGTTTAAGAAAGTGGAATTGTTAATGCTGATTAAAGTCTTAACAAATGAAATAATTTTAAATGCATCATCAAATACTACTGTAAATAATGCGGTTGTTGTTAGGTTAGTGCATACTGGATCACAAGAACATTTAATTACGATTGCTGATGGTATTGGTTCAAATATAGGAACTTTTACGATGTTAAACAATTCAGAAATAGTTATAGAAAAAAAAATAACGGATACACTTCAAGTTAATAGTGGAAGTGATGTCAGAGCCGTATCAATTGCATATAAAAACTAAAAACAGGAGACTCAAATGTCAATTTTTAACGACAAAGCACTGAAAGGTGTAGCAGAAGCAGCAGCTAAAATTATGGGAGAACAGTTGAAAGGTAATCAGCATAAAATTGATGCCAACAAAAATGGCAAAGTTGATGCTCATGACTTTAAACTCCTTCGTGCTAAAAAAGGTATGAAAGAAGATGTTGAACAACTTGATGAAGTTGGTGATACACCAGCAGGCAGAAAAGCACTCAGTAGTTATGTAATGAAATCATTGAATGATAAAAATCGTGAGAAAGGTCTGCGTAAAGCAACATCACGCCTTTACAAAGACAATTACTATGGTAAGAAAACAAACGAAGAAGTTGAACAGCTTGATGAATTGGTTGGAAAAGGCAAATTACCACAAATTGCATCCTATCATAAAGAAAAAGGTGCTGAGGCTAAAGGTAAGATGGAAAAAATTAGAAACACCAATACTACTGTACCTGTACCTAAAGAAAAATCTGCAAAAATTTATGCAAAAGATGCTGAAGCTAAGTATCATTCAACTCAAGAGAAAAGAGCGAAAGCTTTAATGAAAAAAGAAGAAGTTGAACTTGATGAAGCATTTCCAACTGTAGCAGATGCAAAGAAACGCATGGATGCTGGAAAAACAGAACATGGCTCTGTAACAAAAACTAAAACTGGTCTTGTTCATAAGCGTGATTATAAAGATGAAGATGAATCTGATGATATGCAAAAGAAAGCAAAAGGCTATGGGGCTCGTCAGAACTATAAGCGTTCAACACGTGTCAATGAACAACTGTCATTCACAGAAATGCTTGAACTCTACAATGAGCATGGTTTGAAAGTTTTGGCACCAATTGAGTCTGAGGAAATGGATATTGACGGCACAACTATTCAAGTTATTGATGGCGACAAAATCAATGGATATGTTGAAACAATTGTTGAAGAACCAACAAACGATGAATTCACAAAAGAGTTTGAAGATCAAAAAGCAAGCTTTGAAGGCAAAAAGAAACAACCAAAAGTTGCAGCAGGTAAGACAACTGGTGTAAAAGAAATGCCAGAAAGTGTTCAGCAAATTGATGAGCGTGAACTGACAAAAGGTGAATCCAAAAAGAAAGAAGATTATGTAATGGGCATGAAGAAAGGTCTTTCTGGTTTCAAACAACGTTATGGTGAACGTGCTAAATCAGTAATGTATGCAACTGCAACCAAGATGGCAAAGAAAGACTAATCATGCCTGGCAAAATCAAAGTCAACTTTAAGATGCCGCCAGAAACGGCGGCTGAAAAAATGTATCGTAAACATCAAGAATTGCGTAAGAAATCTGGATTGCCTGATCCAGATCATTACAAAAAACTTGCTGCACAAAAGCAGAAAGAAATTGATGATTTAAGAAAAGAAGATGTTGAAATGCTTGATGAGATGCCAGAATCAAGTATGAAAACACGTGACGTTCATGCTCACTTAAAAAAATCAGGTTGGGCTTTAGCACGTTCGTCTGGTGGTCATGATGTATATAAACATCCAAAAGCAAAGCATTCTATTCCAGTGCCACGACACAATCAATTAAAAGCACCTTTGATTCGTGGCATCATGAAAGCATCAAGAGTTTCCGAAGAAGCTGAAATTGATGAGCAATTACAACAGAAAGGAAAATTCGTGTCTGGACCAGTCAAAAAACCATATAAATCTCCTACGGTAGTAACACCGATAAGAGAAGCAAAAGACCCACGTGAATATGATTATGAAGGTGATATGGCAATGTCACAACTTCGTTCACTTGTTTTCAATGCTGAAGACATGATGGATTTGATGGAAGAGAATACAAATCTGCCAGAATGGGTGCAATCAAAGATTACGCTTGCTGAAGATTACATTTCTACCGCAGCAAACTACTTGCGTGGTGAACTGACTGAAGAAGTAAAAGATGAATATGCACGTAAAGTGGACAAATACTTGAAAAAGAAATACGGTAAAGACAAACAACCACAAGGTGCGTTATTTGCAGCACAAAGACGTAAAGAAAGACTTGCAAAGAATGGACGTATGGATGAAGACACACTTGAAGAGGGTCGTCCATCACAAAGACATCCATTAGAAGGTCATGATTATCATAAAAAGTCTAATGCTGAGTTGATTGGTATTGCTAAAGATGCACATGCTGCTGCTGAAGCAATGAAAGGTCACAGTCCACAATCCGAGAACAAATATCGTGATCAAGCAAATGATTCTGCGACAGTAAGATACTTCCGTCAAAAGAGTGGTATGCCTGACTGGTACAAAAAGAAATATGGCCATGTCAAGGAAGAGGTTGAACAACTTGAAGAAAAGAATGTGCCAACATCACCTGAGAAGTGGGCGCAAGCTAAAGCACAAGCAAAGTCTAAGTTTGATGTATATCCTTCAGCATATGCTAACGGTTGGGCTGCAAAGAAATACAAAGAAATGGGTGGTGGTTGGAAGTCCGTGAACGAAAATACTGATGAACCAAGTGCAGCAGCAAGAACTCTGTCACGTAAAGCACAAATCGTCAGAGATGCTGCAAAAGGTAAAAAGCAAGAACAAGAAGAGGCATCGGACAAGTTTCAAAAAAACCCCGAATTGTCTAGCGATATGCAGAAAACATAAATAAACAATCAAAGATTTATAGGAGAAAAATATGTCACTTTGGGGAAACTTAGACGCATCTAACAATGCTCCAAACTTTTCAGGTCTAACTGGCTATGATACATCAACTACTGGCGAAAGCTTGGCTAACTCACAGCCATCTTCAGTATTTGGTAACACATACATGAGCGCCACAAGAACTAATGTTGAGTTTGGTGTATTCGGTATTGATACAACAGAAGAGGGACTCATCACTGATGGTACACCAACACACGCTGGTTGGGTAGCACGTACTAAAGGTTCAGGTCCTGTTGATTCAGTAGCAGCAAACACAAACGCGGTTGGTCCAGCAGCATCAGCATGTACGTACACACTAGTTATTTCTGGAGGTGGCACAAACAACACTTCAGCACAAGTTTCTGTAACAACTGCCGCTACTGGTAGAATTACAACGATTAGCGTAACAGATGGTGGATTGTATACTGGTACACCAACAGCAAATACGTTTGGTAACACAGCATTCACTTTCACTATGGGCGGTCGTAATGGTCGCACAACATTTGAAACGCTGGTTGCAATGGGTTCAATGACTGGCGATGCATCTGATGACGCAATTGCGCCTGACGCTTAATTGAAAGTAGCGGCTAACTTCGGTTAGCCGCATTTATTATGTCATTTGAGAATCTAACTGAAGACAATATAATGTTATATGCCGCAAAAGCCTATGATAGGCCTAATTGCATCATGAGTGAATTTACTGAAGACATGAAACGATTGAATTATCTCAAAAGACTTTTTCGTAGATATCGTAAACATGGTGAGATGCGTGAACGTCTTATCATCAATCATATCGTAGTTCTTTATAATCTTTTTGGTCCTGAAGTAACAACAAGACTGTTATTTTTTAATATGAACAAAGATGATTATAGTATTCTCAAAACTTATTTGACATTCTTGAATATCATGCCAGAAAGAGTCAGAGGTATCAATGGTAAAGATATTCTATCATCTGATATTATGGTTGATATGAATATTGCCAACGAACTCAGAAATCTAAAATGATAATCGGACCAGGTATCACAATCACAGGTGGTGTTTATGTAGATTCTAACGCTGCTGCGCCGCCACCATCAATAGTAACTTCAGGTCTGCAATTTAACTTAGCAACTGCACCATCATCTGGTTCAACATGGACTGATTCTAGTGGCAATGGTCGTAATGCAACACTTGTAGGTTCTCCTTCGTATGTGTCAAACAATGGTGGTGGCATAAGACTAAACAATGAGGATGCAAATGGTACGGATTATATTAGTGTTCCTTACAATATTGCTTCAAATACTGTAACAGTTGAAGTGGTTGCTTCATTTAATCCAACATCATTTTGGGGAGCTATTTGGGGTAATGACATTTATGATACTAGCGGGGGATACGTAGCCTATGTGGATGGTTCAACAAATATATTTTATGGTATCCCTTATGGTGAAACCGCAGTAACCATAACCGCAAGTAATGCTATAAGACAATGGATTTTTGTTATCAATGGCACACAAGTTAGTATATTTTTAAATGGTTCACAGATTGGAACAACTGATACTATTGGTAATCAAACAACCTTTGCAACAAGTGAGTTTTATTTTGGAGCAAGGCACGGTAATAATGGTACAGGTTCAACGGATGCAATGAACAACTCAAATTCTGCACTATATCCAGTTTTTTATCAGATGCGAGTGTATAACAAAGCATTGTCTGGTGCTGAGATAACTCAGAATTATAATGCGGTAAAGTCAATCTACGGTATATAAATAAACTACTATGAAAAATAACGAATCAAAATACTGTCCAGCTTGTAGAAAGATGGAAAAACGCAATGAGTGTGGCTTTGGTCCAGAATATTGGGATAAAAATGCAAAAAGCGTTAAAGAAGAAGATGCTCCTGTAAACGCTGTTGGTGGTGGTGCCGTAGCAGGACTAGGCGTCGGTCCACAAGGCGAACCCGGTGTGAAGAAACGTAAGACAGCAACATTCATTTCATTTATGAAGAGAAAGTCAAATGTGGCTTCTTAGTTTTCTGCCCTCTGGTTTTCTTTTATTCATCATCAACGCAGTTTTAGTTTGTGGTGCCATTGGTGCCGTAATTGGTTTTTTAGGTAGTAGATTGCCATTAATTGGCAACTATGCAAACATCATCAAGTATGTTTCCATAGTATTACTCTGTATCGGTATTTACTGGAAAGGAGGCTATAGCGTAGAGCAAGAATGGCGTCAACGAGTGGCTGAACTAGAGGAGAAAGTGAAAGATGCAGAAGCGAAATCACAGCAGACAAATGTTGTTATTGAAACGAAAATCAGAGAGAGAGTTAAGAGAGTCGTTGAAAAACGAGAGATCGTTGTACAAAAGATTAAAGAAGTGGAAAAAGTTATTGATGCGAAATGTGAACTTGATCCCAACGCAGTAAGTATTTTGAACGAAGCAGCCAAGAAGCCATGAAAAAATTACTTATAGTTTTATTGTTGACTGGCTGTAGCACTACTGTACCAGTGGCACGTAAGTTTCCTGAAATACCAGATTCATTTAAGAACTCTTGCGCGCCACTGGCACAGATTAAAGAAGGCACAACCAAACTGAGTGATGTGATTACGGTTGTAGCAGATAACTACACAGAGTATCATTTGTGTAGTGATAAAGTTGATATGTGGATAGAATGGTATAGATTACAAAAGGAAATTTTTGACTCTGTAAAATAAATCTGAGGATACACATGGAACTTACAAAAGAACAATTAAAACAATTACTACCAAAAAATCCATATATTGACCAGTGGCACAAAGCATTAAGTCAATTACTGCCGGATTACGACATCAATACTCCACAAAGAATCGCAGCATTCATTGCACAATGCGCTCACGAATCTGGTGGTTTTATTTTTCTCACAGAAAATCTAAATTACAAAGCAGAAAGCCTAGTGAAGGTATTTCCAAAATACTTCAAAGATATGGCTACTGCAAAAGCATACGAAAAGAAGCCAGAAAAGATTGCAAACAAAATTTATGCCGACCGTATGGGCAACGGCAACGAAGCATCTGGTGATGGCTACAAATATCGTGGTCGTGGATTAATTCAACTGACTGGTAAAACAAACTATACATGGTTTGCTGCATCATTAGAAATTACACCAGAAGAAGCAGCAGAGTATACACAAACATTTGAAGGTGCTGCACAGTCAGCATGTTGGTTCTGGGAAACAAACAAACTGAATCAATTTGCAGATACGGGCGATATTCTTACGATGACAAAGAGAATTAATGGTGGCACCATAGGACTTGAAGACCGCAAAAAACATTATGCACATGCTCTTCATGTTCTAGGAGTCCACTAATGAAATATCTAGCTTTTTTGTTATTACCATTATTAGTAGCGTGTGAAGAAAACTATCGCTACCCATGCCAAGACCCAGAAAATTGGGACACTAAGCAATGTAAAAAACCATATTGTAGTGCAAACGGAACTTGCCCTGAAGATTTGACTCATTACGAAAAAAATAAAAACGGTCAACCTGTTCAGACAATGCAATTACCACAAGTTCCAAGTAAAGGAGAATGCAAATGATTAAGGATTTATGGTCAGGAGAAAGATATACGACAGAAGAACTCAATGCACGACTGAAGTTTTTCATTGGTGTCGTTTTGGGTTTAACACTGTTCGGAATTGTTTTTGTTGTTCTGTATAGTCTTATTTTTGTAACTCAGCCAATGAATGGAATGAGTCCAGTTGACAACAAATTTTTTGAATTGATTATTCCTATTGCTACATTCTTGACAGGTACATTGTCAGGTATCATGTTAGCAGGTGATGACAAAGAATTAAGAGCAAAAGCACTTGATGCTGCAAACAAGCCTTACACACCACCGCCACCACCACCCGTATCTTCGGCACCAGTTGGTCTAAGTGGAGGATTTGGATCAGTAGCATCAACAGCATTTGAACCAGCGGCATCATTTGTTGCGGCAGTATCGGGCTTTGGTGGTAAACCAGCACCAGCACAACCTGATCATCCAGAAAAATGATAAACTTTTTATCCAAAACCCTTTCAGGTGAAGGTGAAAGTAATCCCAGTAGTAAGCGATTGATAACCTTTTTGGCTTTTCTTTTGCTTGCTACTGGTGTAATTTCAGAATTATTTTTTGAAAAAAGATTGAATCCACAAACACTTGATGCTATCATGTATGTTGTGCTAGGTGGATTAGGTTTTACCGCATCCGAAAAATTTGTCTCAAAGGAAAAGAAATGAAAAAAGAAATTGCGTTAGCGTCAATGATTTTGTTCCTGCTTTTTGCACCACTTACAAATGCAGCATTTGCCGCTGAAGAAAAGAAAGTGTGTGTCAAAGAGTATGACAACAAAACTAAAAAAGAAAAAGAAGTTTGCAAGACAATTAAGGTGCATAAGAAACTAGAAGGCACTAAAATTCCCGACAAGAAATAATGATAGACGGAGAAGTAGCACTTAAAGTGGAAGTTGGCGTTCTCAAAGAGAAAGTCGGCACTATTGCCGACCTCTGTGAGAAGATGGATCGTGTTATTGAAAAACTTGCGGACAACAATACAAACAGTGTCAATCAGATTTACAAAGACATGGACAAACGAAAAGAGGATACCGTAAGTGATATCAAAGAACTTCATTCAAGGATTACCACGACCGATAGAAATCTTTCTGATAAGATTGAATTGACTGAACGTAGAATTATGGATGAAATAAAATCATTGCGTGATCACATTACCGAGCATAATCAAAAAGAAGATGATGACATGAAGTCCATGCTTCAGTGGCGTTGGATGATTGCCGGTGGTGTTGTTGTACTAGCGTGGATTATAGCAAACGTCAAACTAGAGTTTTTGGCAAGTATTTTAAATTGATTGACTTCTGTGAGAAGTATTGATATAATGATTACATGGCTCTATACATTGATGCAAAATATGTGAGAATGGTTTCTTCACGCTTGCGTAACTTCAAGCAAAAGAACACCAATCTCTGGAACTTCTCATGCCCATACTGTGGAGATTCCCAAACCAACAAACTCAAAGCCCGTGGCTACATATATGCCAAGGGCAATGATTTATTTTACCGTTGTCATAACTGTGGAGTAGGAACAAATGCAGCCAATTTCATCAAGCATGTTGACCCATCACTACATGGAGAATATGTACTTGAAAAATACAGAACGGGTACAGCCGGCTCGTCCAACACGTATCACAGAAAAAGTGGTAGTACACCAAGAATCATCACCAACCCACCCAAATTTGGTCACATCAAAAAGCGCACGATATTTGAACATGGAGAATGGCTCAGTGATTTACCAAGTGAACATTTTTGTTTAACATACGCTGAAAATAGACTGATACCTGAAGAACATTATGATAAGTTGTTGTTCACTTCAAACTATAAAGCATTTTGTGATGCATTAATTCCTAATCACGATAAAAAATTAATTGAAGATGCACGATTGGTCATTCCATTCTTTAATTATCAGAATGAATTAGTTGCAGTGTCAGGTCGTGCATTAGAGACAAGCGACCGCACACTACGCTATGTTACGTTGAGAACAAATGATTCAGAAAACAAATTGGTGTATGGCATGGATCGTTTGAATTTAGAAGAACGTGTATATCTTGTTGAAGGTCCACTTGATAGTTTGTTTTTGAAAAATTGTGTGGCCTCTGGTGATGCAAACCTTGCATTGACAGTGAAAAATATTCAAGCAAAAAAAATTACCTTGATATTTGACAATGAACCACGTAATAAAGAAGTTTGCAAGTTAATTGAAAATGCGATCAAATCAAATCATGATGTTGTAATTTGGCCAGATAACATAGATGGCAAAGACATCAATGAGATGATATTAAATGGATTTTCGTCTGGCGAAATTCAAAGTATTATAGATAGTAATACATTTTTTGGTTTAGAAGCGATAGCGAAATTTACATTCTGGAAAAAATTATGAAAGTGAAATTAATTGGTGTAACAGCACCATTTGCAGGTCACAACTCTGCTGAAGATATGATTGTTTACATGGCACGTGTGTCAAATCCTAATAACCAGGATATGACACGGAGTGATGAGAAGCTGATTCGTTATCTTATCAAAAATCAACATTGGTCACCATTTGAAATGGTCAATGTCGTTATGGAAATAAACACAACAAGAGACATCGCAAGGCAAATCTTGCGACATCGTAGTTTTTCTTTTCAGGAATTCAGCCAACGTTATGCTGATCCAACAAAAGAGTTGAGTTTTGAATTGAGAGAAGCAAGACTGCAAGATACAAAGAATCGTCAGAATAGCATTGAAGTTGATGATAATGAACTACACTCTGAGTGGATGATTAAACAGATGAATGTCATCACTGAGGCTAGAAATGCATATACATGGGCGATTGAGAATGGTATTGCAAAAGAACAAGCGCGTTCAGTATTACCAGAAGGTAACACACAGTCAAGGCTGTATATGAATGGCACTTTGCGTAGTTGGATTCATTACTGTCAGTTGCGTATGGAAAATGGCACACAAAAAGAACACGCAGGAGTAGCATCAGAATGTTGGAAAATCATTTCAGAAAAATTTCCAAATGTAGTGGCAGCATTAGAACAATAACAACGGAGAGAAAATGGTAGATGTCAGCAGCATTAAAATAGACTTAACTAGGGATGGATTATTTGATGAACTCGGAATCAAAAGATTACAAGAATCATACATGCGTGAAACTGAATCAAGTCCTCAAGAAAGATTTGCATTTGTATCCGCTGCTTTCGCAACTGATAATGCTCATGCTCAACGCCTTTACGATTATTCTAGTAAGCATTGGTTATCTTATTCTACTCCTATTTTATCTTTTGGTCGTAGTAAGCGCGGCTTGCCTATTAGCTGCTTTCTTCCCTATTTGGATGATTCAGCAGAAGGTTTGGTCAATACTCTTTCGGAAGTAAACTGGTTATCAATGTTAGGAGGCGGAGTTGGAATTGGATTGGGTATTCGTTCTGCTGATGATAAATCCGTTGGCATTATGCCTCATTTACGTACTTACGATGCATCTTCATTGGCATATAGACAGGGTCGTACACGCCGTGGGTCTTATGCTGCTTATCTGGATATATCTCATCCTGATATTATCTCATTTTTAGAAATGCGTAAGCCTACTGGTGATCCAAATATGCGAACTTTGAATCTTCATCACGGCATTAACATTACCGATGACTTCATGCTGTTGATTGAAAAGTGCATGTTAGATCATGATGCTGATGATACATGGGAACTGAAAGATCCACACAGTGGTGAAGTCAAAGATAAAGTATCTGCACGTGAATTGTGGCAGCGCATACTTGAAACACGTATGTTGACAGGTGAGCCATACATTCACTTCATTGATACAAGCAATCGTGCAATGCCAGATTTTCAGAAACAAAAAGGTCTGAGCATCAAACAATCTAATTTGTGCAGTGAAATTATTTTACCTACAGATAAACAACGCACAGCAGTATGTTGCTTGTCGTCTGTAAACTTGGAGTATTATGATGATTGGAAAGATAATGAACTTTTTCTGCGGGACGTGGCGGAAATGCTTGATAATGTACTTCAGCATTTTATTGACAATGCTCCTGATGCTATTCACAGAGCCAGGTACTCTGCTCAACAAGAGCGCAGTATTGGTGTGGGGGCTCTTGGTTATCATGCTCTTCTTCAGAAAAAAAATATTGCGTTTGAATCAGCAGTAGCAAAATCATTCAACAATCAAGTATTCAAACACATTCGTGAAGAACTAGATAATGCAAATCTTGAACTCGGCAAAATTCGTGGTGAGGCTCCTGATGCACTTGGTACTGGCAAACGCTTTTCTCATCTCATGGCTATTGCACCCAATGCTTCATCTTCCATTATCATGGGCAATACTTCTCCTAGCGTGGAGCCGTACCGTGCAAACGCCTACAGACAAGATACACTCTCAGGTGCATACCTGAACAAGAATAAATTTCTAGATAAAATTATTCAGGAGAAATGTAATGCAGACAGCAAATTGGATTATCAAGAAATCTGGTCAAGCATCATTGCAAATGACGGTTCCGTCCAACATTTGGACTTCTTGGATGACTATACCAAAGATGTCTACAAAACTGGTATGGAGATTGACCAACGATGGGTTGTGGACCACGCCGCTGACAGACAACATTACATTGACCAAGCGCAATCCATTAACCTTTTCTTCAGACCTGACGTAAATGTTAAATACCTTCATGCAGTTCACTTTCAAGCATGGAAACAAGGTTTGAAAACGTTGTATTACTGCCGTTCAGAAAAACTAGCAAAGGCTGACAAAGTATCCAAGAAAATTGAACGTGAGATTATACAAGAGATTGACTTGAAACAATTGGCTACTGAGGAGGTCTGTTTAGCGTGTGAGGGATAAATGTCATTTGAATTAAATCCTAAAAAACCAAAACCACATCCGAAGCGACCGATATACAAAGAAAAAACTCCTGCTCCGTCAAAAGAGCAGGAGAAAAAAGACAATGATAAGAATAAAAAAAATTGAAAACTATAGCACTCTTTTTACATCAACCGAAATGTTCTATTCAATCTGGTAATGGAATTATAAAAGCACTACACCCATACTATAAGTTTAAAATATTTACAAAGCATGAAGTTGAAGACAATTTTTTTGATGACGTTGACATGGTCTTATTTCCTGGTGGTGTCGGCGATGCTGATTCTTGGGATTCTCTTCTCAAGTTTCATAAATCCAGAATACAGGATTTTGTTGCAAGAGGTGGATACTATTTGGGAATATGCATGGGTGCCTATTGGGCTGATCACGATTATTTTGGGTTATCTTCAGACTTCCGTACAGATCAGTATATTAAAAGACCAAACACAGACACGAAAAGACCTCATGCAAAGCAAATGAGTGTTACATGGGATGATAAGCCCGAGGAACTTTTCTTTTATGATGGCTGTGCAATTTTCGGTGATGAATCAAAGTATGATGTGATTGCAAGATATCCTAATGGTGATGCAATGGCTATCATGCAAAACAGAATTGGTTTGATTGGTTGTCATCCAGAAGCGGAGAAACATTGGTGCGAAGACTATTCATGGATGAAAAAAAGATGGAGTGGTAGTAAAGAATATCTATTACTAGACTTCGTGAACAGGTTGATGGAGAGATAGAATGATATTAGAAATTATGATGTGGGGATTTTTTAGTGCATGGGGCTGGTTTGGTGCCAGTTATATTAAAGATCAAGTTTGGCCACCAGAACCACCGCCAATAGAGAAGAAAGTTGAAGAGAAAAAATAATGTGGGCATATATTTTTACATTCATTTGTATGTTTTTTACAGACATTGTTTATACACAGTTACTCAAATCAGTACAGAATGATAAACCGTTAGCATCAAGTATTTGGGCATCAGCAATCACGTTTTTGGGTGGTGTAGCAATAATCAATTACACCACAGATCATACAATGATTATACCAGCAGTTCTAGGCGCATTTGCAGGAACATATGTTGGTATGAAATTTCACTTACATGAGAAAAAATGGCACATTTAGTCGCAAACATACCACCTGTATACTGTTACATTCGTAAAGAATTTCTCTATGACTTTCAAAAAGGTCATGGAGAATATGAACCTTGTATATGGGTTTCAATTAAAAGTATTCGTGGTCAAGCATTTAGAATAGAGGCATACTTACCAAACTATGGCGCAATTTATGACAAACTACCTCTCCATGCGTATGTATCACGCACAGAGAATCTTGACACTAAGAAGTTTTTACCTTTAGACACTCTTCAAATCTGGGATTGTTTTAGTTATGATTTTACAGTCATACAAAAAGCATTTCTACGCAATTTGACTTGCAAGTTTTATGCAAAAGATAAAAACTTCTATGAGGGTGAATACCTGTTTACTGTAGATCATTCTGCACCCGACTTAAATATTATAGATACAAGTTATGCTGAGTGGCCAGAAGATCATAAGAGTTTCAATTTCATGCAACTAGATAATGGACAGTTTGCAGCACAACCAAACAATCGTTGTTTATTTTTAGACGCAGCAAGTAATCCAAAAGAAATGAAATTTCCAGATTTTAAAGTATGCACCAAGAAGTATGTTGTAGAACAAAAACCAAAGTGGGCATTAGGTGATACTAATACCGTAATGTATGAATAGGAGATAATATGGCAAAGCAAACAGGCACAAGCAAACATAAAAAAGTTCATAAATTAACTAAACAGGGCGGTCATAAAAAAACTTCAAGCATGAACAAAACCGAAAAACGTTCACACAAGAAGTATAGAGGGCAAGGTAAATGAAGAAGATAGTACGTTTTACAGCATCGTGGTGTGGACCATGTAAGATGCTTGCAAAAACTTTAGATGAAGTTGATTTAAAATTACCCGTTGAAGTTGTTGATATTGACATTCATCCTGAAATTGCAGCAGAGTTTGGCATTCGTAGTGTACCAACAATGGTAATCGTTGAAGATAATATCCCATCAAAAAGAATAGTAGGAAATAAAACAAAACAAGAAATAGAGGCGTTTATCAATGATTAAAAAGCACGACACAAAACTAACGGATGAAAGAACATCATTCAAACCATTTGCATATCCATGGGCATATGAATCATGGCTCAAGCATGAACAATCACACTGGCTACACACTGAAGTACCAATGCTTGAAGATGTTAAGGATTGGAAAAATAAACTTACACAAGACGAAAAGAATTTTCTCACACATATATTCAGATTCTTTACTCAGGGTGACATTGATGTTGCAGGTGGCTATGTTAATAATTACTTGCCTTATTTCCCTCAACCTGAAGTGAGAATGATGTTGTTAGGTTTTGCAGCACGTGAAGCATTACACATTGCAGCATATTCACATTTGATTGAAACACTTGGTATGCCAGATACCACTTACACGGAGTTTATGGAATATGACGAAATGCGTTCAAAACATGATTACGTTCTTGGTATTAGCACACAGAATGGCGATAGGGCTTCTACTGCTGCTCATATTGCAGTATTCTCTGCTTTCACCGAAGGGATGCAATTATTCAGTTCCTTTATCATGCTACTTAACTTTCCACGCACAGGTAAAATGAGAGGCATGGGTCAAATCATTACATGGTCAATCGTAGATGAAACACAACACGCAGAGTCTATGATTAAATTATTCCGTACATACATTGAAGAGAACAAAGAAATTTGGAATGATGAACTGAAGAGCAAGATTTATACCATTGCAGAAAAGATGGTTGAACTTGAAGATAAGTTTATTGATTTAGCGTTTAACATGGGTGAGATGACAGGATTAACGGCGGCAGATGTGAAGCAATACATTCGTTACATTGCTGATCGTAGACTTATTTCACTTGGACTCAAAGGTGTATTCAAAGTTAAAAAGAATCCTCTACCATGGGTTGAAGAGATGATTAATGCACCAACACACACAAACTTTTTTGAAAATCGTGCAACGGATTATTCAAAGGGTGCTTTGTCTGGTAATTGGGAAACTGTATGGGGTAAAGCCGCATAATACTAAATATAAAGTCTGATTATCTTTTGTGGTCGGACTATTAAAAAAAATTCCAAATTGTGACGGTTTCGTTACACTAGAATAATTTTAGTAGTCTAACTTATAGGAGATAATATGAAGAAGTTTTTAGTATCATTAATGTTGTTTACAGGAGTCGTATCAGCAGCAGAACTTACTGGCGCTGGTGCGACTTTTCCATTTCCAATCTATAGTAAATGGGCTGAGGCTTATAAAGCACAAACTGGCATTGGTCTAAACTATCAATCCATCGGTTCAGGTGGTGGCATCAAACAAATCAAAGCAAAGACAGTTGACTTTGGTGCATCTGATATGCCATTAAAGAAAGAAGAATTAGACAAAGAAGGTCTTGTTCAATTTCCAGCAATCATCGGCGGTGTAGTACCAGTTTTCAACCTTGATGGTGTTGCGCCAGGTCAATTGAAGTTGACACCAGAAGTTATTGCAAATATCCACCTTGGTAAAATTACAAAATGGAATGATAAAGCAATTACTGATTTAAATCCTGGTGTAAATCTTCCAGCATTAGCAATCACAGTTGTTCATCGTGCAGATGGTTCAGGCACAACATTTATCTGGACAAACTTCTTAGGTAAAGCAAATGCTGAGTTTGCAAAATCTATCGGTGAAGGCACAGCAGTTAAGTGGCCAGTCGGCGTAGGTGGCAAAGGTAATGAGGGTGTTGCTGTACAAGTGCAGCGTATCAAAGGTGCTTTTGGATATGTGGAGTATGCTTTCGCAAAGAGAAATAAAATTGCTTATGCACAGCTAAAGAATCGTGATGGTGTTTTCGTATTACCAGATGATTCAACATTCAAAGCAGCAGCAGCGAACGCAGATTGGGTGAATGCACCAGGCATGTATTTGTTACTCACATGGCAGACAGGCAAGGATGCTTGGCCAGCAACAGGTGCAAGTTTTATTCTTATGCACAAACAACAAGCAGATGCACTAACAGGTCGTGCAATTCTTAAATTCTTTGATTGGTCATATAAGAATGGTGGTCAAATGTCAACAGAATTAGAATATGTCCACATGCCAGCCGATGTAATTAAATTAGTTCAGGAAAACTGGAAAAAAGATTTTCGTGGACCAGACAACAGCCCAATTTGGAAATAAGGATATATCATGAAATTATTTAAAAAACTTTCTATCGTAGTTGCACTAGCAGCAGTAATTCCTGCATATGCTGATGAGTATAAGGACACATTGAATATTCTGAAAGAGAAAAATGTAATCACTCAACAAGAGTATGAATCAAAACTTAAAGCATATGAAGAGAGAGAAGAAAACAAAAAGTTTGCAGAGCAAAGAATTGACAAAGATGTTAGCGATTCAGTCAAATATAGACAAGCAAGAGCAAACGATGGTTCAGTCACAGAAAATGGACTTGGACTCAAATCAAAAGATGGAAACAATACGGCACAGTTTACAGGTAGAATTCATATGGACTATCGCCAATACACACCAGATTATGGTGTCGGTCAAACCACGGATTCGTATCAAAACTTAGCCGAAGTTCGTCGTGCTAGATTTGGTGTTCGTGGTCAGTTTGCAAAAGACTTTAAATATCAATTACTAGCAAACTTTGGTGCAAGTGATGGCTTTAGTTCTACATCATCTACAGCCGACGAAATGTGGGTGAACTATGCAGCAAATCCAGAAATGCAATTTCAATTTGGTTTGTTCAAGATGCCATTTAGTCTTGAGCAAATGACAAGTTCAAACAATCTAGATTTTATGGAACGTAGTTTGATTGGTCAGAATGATACTGAATTTATTCCTGCAAAAGAAACTGGTTTCATGTTACATGGTGTGCCAAAACCTGGCCTTACATATGCTATAGCAGCAAGTAGAGGCAAATCCAATAAGAGCGCAGAGTTCGATGGACTTGATTATATTGGTCGTGTAACAACTAATATTGCTGAACTAACAGGCAGTAAAGCATACACTGCA